TTAAAGTTTAAAAACTTATTACGATATGCCCAAGGGCTACAGGATTTAATATCATCTACTCTATCATCAGTATACAAATCAGTTTCACCAGAGATGTCATCAGTTATATTAAACCTACTACCCTCTTCATATTTAATATCACAAGAAGATAATACAGCTTTTAGTATTGCTTCTACTGCGTCTCCAAAAGTAACAATCATTTTGAAACTGTAGTTCTTGTCTGCTTTCCTAGCACCTGCAGCTTCCATTTGTAGCTGACATAGTGGCCTACCTAAATTAGAAGGTCGTGCTTTAAACTTATATTCCTGTGATTGAAACTGTTTTCTAAGGGCTTGCTTAAAGTCCTCTCCTGCTTTGTCTATAACTTCTTCAGACATAGAAGACTCACCCCTGTTAGCTGATTCTAGGTAAGCTATAACCTTTGCTAAATTTTCGTTCATTATTCAGGCAGTGCTTCAACATCAATAAAACTAGCGTCACCTACACCACCAACATCTTTAGCATATCTTTTTTCTTCATATGCTTTAGCACGAATAGATTCATTATACGCTTGTATGTGTTCTCCAAATGCTTTGTTGATCTCTAGGTACTCAGGTTTAATTTCTGTTTGCTCACCTAAAATTGTAGGACTAATGGTATACCAACTAATCGCAGGCGTTTGTTCAAAGTTAAAATTAAGTTTAAGCAATTGTTTCCAAGGCAGAACTTTATCTTTAATCATTTGACTTGTAATCTGACCAAAGTTTCTAAATGTATCTTTGTTAGATATCTGGAATATAACAGGTAGATCTTCAAAAGACACCTTATCTTTTTTACCTTCAGCAAAAGCATCTTTGACTGTGAGTAATCCAAAGATAACTCTATATCTTTTAGCTGCTCGCCACTCATTCTTTCTTTCTTCAGAAAGATTATCCCAATCATCTACTTTAAATTTACCGCAGTTCACGCCACCCTGTTCATCAAGGGCCTCATCATAAGGGTTACTAACATAGATAGATTTATTTACATATCTACCTTTCTGGTCGTTACCATCTCTATCCTGCCATGTAGCATTCTCATCATACTTCTGATAAAAGAAACGCTGTTGTAGTATGCGTAGAGAGGCATCGTCTGCGTATACAATACCATGTTCTGGATGTGCCACTTTAACTGTGCCATCAGGAACTTTCTGTCCTGCATTATTGCGTGCTTTACTATTTATTGTTAGCCTTGGGAAACCAGGTGTACTTGCTACACCCTCATCGTTAAAACCAAACTCAGCTGCGATTTGATCAATGGGTAAGTTGTCTATGTCTTTGATTGTTAGTGCATTCTCTGTCATGCAATTCTCCTATATTATTATTATCTTCTGTTATATTCAGGTTCGTTTGATTGTCAACAGATATTTCATCCATATCTAACCAATCATCACCTATTTTTAATTCAACTTCCATGGGTACATCTAAGTTTAAATCAAACTTATCTTTAAGTTCACTTACTACACCCATCATATCATCATATAATGTAGAACAAACTATGTCTATCTCATCTGGATGTACATCAACAACAATACTATCATGTACTGTGTTTATAAATTTACTCTTTAGATTCAATCGTTTAAGTGATCTATGAAAAAGTACACAAGCTAAAGGTACGATGTCAGCAGTTGCTCCACTTTGTACAGGATAGTTCTTTATCTTGGTTGCATCTGTTGCACCATTGCGTAGTCTTTGTACATTAGGAAATGCAAATTGTCTGCCTGTTACAGTAGTAATATACTTCTTTGCTATAGCTTCCTCTTGTAACTCTTTGTGCCATGAGGATATACCTTGATACTTATCCATAAAAGAATTGTTATACTGAACTTCTGCAGCAGATCCTTTTGTGCCACCATAGAGTGGTCTAAATGTTCTAGCTTTTGCATCCTGCCTACTTGTTGTTTGTCCAGACTCAGTTAAAACTTTAGCAGTATATGCATGCACATCAAAGCCTTCTTCAATTTCTTTTCTACCTACAGCATCATCACTCATCCATACAGCTACTCTAAATTCAAGTTGGCCATAATCAGCTTCTAATATTTTACCACCAGGAAAACGAGATACAACAGCACGCCTTACTAAAGCTGTGCTACCTCGTGGTAAGTTCTGGAAGTTAGGTCTTGATGAAGATAATCTACCTGTACCTGTTCGTACCTGAGATAGTTGTGGATGTAGTATAGTGTTGATTACATTCTTACGAATGCCTTTACAAAAAGAATTAATGTAAGTGTCAAGTGCATTTATCCTTTGCATATTACTTAAAAATGTATGTGCTACATCTAGGTTATGTTGTTTGGCAATGGCAGCTAGACCACCTAATGTAGTTTTATCTGTTGCGAAACCATGTGCTGTCACTTGTTGTATATGTGTGGGTGTAAATTTAAAGCCTGCTATGCTCTTGGTGGCATCATAAAGATAACCAGTACCAAGGCAATGCTTACACATAGGCTGTACTTTATAAGGAGTTCCATCTTTTTTTATCTTGTGTTGCTTCCCTGTTCCTTTACAGTTAGGGCATTGGCGAACTGTAGTTTGACTGACAATAGTAGTTTGTCTTTTTATATTACGATCAAACTCTATCTTAGACATGCGTGGCCTATACTTCTTTTTACCACTAGAGGTAGTGCCAATATTAAATGTGCGTGCCCATTCCTCTTTATCATTAACTCTTCTGGACCATATAATTTCTGATAACTGTTCAGGTGAAGCTAAGTTGTATGGCCTATCACCCATGACAGCTTTGATAATCTTTGTATTCTGTATGGCTTTTTCTTTTCTTTCTTCTTCGTAATCTTTTTGTACTTTATCTAGTGAAGCTACATCAATAGCATTACCATTTCTTTCAATGTCAATAAGAACATCTGTCATATCATTTGATAACTCAATAACATTTTTTAAGCTGAGATAATCTTCTTCTTTCAATAGGTTATACTGTGTTTCATACAGTTCCCCACAAGATATAATGTCATATAGATTGTATTCTTCTACAATATCTTTTGGCATAGCCTCAAAGCCTGTGCCTTTTTTAAAGTAATCTTCTATGAGTTCTGATTTCTTTTGGGTAACTTCCCATCGCTTGCAGCATTCAGCTAACGACAAGGCAAGTTTCTGTCCTCGTGCATAAATATATTCTACTACCATGGTGTCCCAGATAGTGCCATCATATGTAAAACCACACTCTCTCAACCAGGATAAATCAAACTTAGCATTGTGTGCTATAAGTAGTGTAGTCTTATCTAATATATCTTGTAATTCTTTATGGGATTGTTTGGAATCTACAGTCACTTCATTGTGATCAAACCAAATAACTTTTGCTTCTTTAGGTTTACCTGCAGGCATAACGCCAACACATACCATATAATTATTTGGATCAAAGGGGGAGGGACTTTTGTTTGTAACAGTTGTTTCAATATCTAAAACTAATTTCATATCGTATCCTTATAAGGTGAGGGCAGGTGGCAACAGAAAGGAAATAAAAATCCACCTACCCTCGTTCATCAAGAGAGGGAGTAGTCTTTAATGTGTAGCTGACTCAAGGCAAGTTTCAGCTTACTGACATTGTTCAGAACGGAGTTCATCTTATGCTCTCTAGCAGTTGCAGAGAGAGGCAATACTGCATCTTTGATAGATTGAACCATAAGATTTATATCTTCGTCTGTTGCGTCAGCAAGACTGTCAACAATCCTAGACCACGCTAATGGTTTAGGGATGTCGGCTCGCACCAAATCAGAGTCATTAATACTCTCTTTGATGTTGTTTACCTCGATATCACTAGACTCACTAACAACTACTTCTTTCTGGGGAGGAAGATCAGGTTGAGAAGTAGTGTCAAATATTGTGAAGTCATCTTGTGTGACATCAGGGTTAACACTCAGTGCCTTAGTAAAAGGTTTGGTATCAAACTCTTTTTCATCTAGGCTAAATTCTGTTTCATTATCTTTTATAATTTTCTTTGCATCTTTTGATTTGCGTAATCGTTTCAATGCTTCTGATATGGATTTCACCTCACCTGTTTCAATCCATTGTTCTACGATAGGCTTTGCCATAGCTATCTTTCTATAGTTATGTGCCATCTGTCGACTAAAGGGTAACTCATCTGCTACCCACTTACCCCACTTAATATTATTTTGGCTGCAATAATCTTGTGCATCAATAAGTCTGTCACCTATTAACAGAGCAAGTCTTAATGTCTTGCGTACTAGGTGCTTCATTAATGCATCACCATCTGTAATTTTATTTTTTAAATCATCTAAATAAGTATCGTTCATATTAAACTCCTAATGATGTTGTGCACATACTACATGAAATTCTTCAGCTTGTTCAAGTAAATGTTTTCTTTTTTCTTCTTCAGTAAGATTATAATTTCTAAATACCTCATCTTCACTAGCTGTTATACCTAAAAAATCTAACAGCTCTTTATTAGTATATGCTGATAAAGGTTTCTCAAAATTTATTGTTCCGTATACTCCCATGCTAATCTCTAAAGCATGCTGTATCTGAATCTGCAACACAAGCAAACCTATAGTGTGTGCCATTGATTTTATTCTTAACTATATTAATCCATCGCATATTGGTATCTCCTTCTTCTACATTCTCTTTACCTATAAGTATAATAAGATCAGCTTCACCTGCCTTACCTGTCTTTGAGCCTGACATCATACCATAATCTAAACTTGTACGGCCTTCTGCATCAGCAGACAATTGATTAAAGCCCATGAACACACAGTTATATCTCTTAGCTATTGACCTGGCTTGACCATATAATTCTGTAAGTCTTAAATCTTCTCGTGCAAATGAGCCAGAGAGAGGGACTTTATCTAGTATATCAACACATATAATATCAGGTTTTTCCGTTTCAATCTTCATCTCGATTTCACCTAGTGTCATCTGATCTCCATCAAGTACAAGTAGATTGTCTTGTATCTTGGACCATCGTGTTTTTAATTCGTCAGGATATTTAGAGAGATTGCGTGTAGATATTTGTGTAGCAGCAGACATCATTCTATAGGTATGTCTTCTAGCTAGTTCTTCATTCGTGATACATAATACTTTAGCACCTTGATCTAAGAAACCACCTGCACCTGCAACTGAGTAATGCCAGAACATAGACTTACCTACATTAGGCCTTGCTCCAAAGATACAGAGCATACCCTTCTGCATACCAGGAACTAATTTATTTAAGGAAGGAAGGTTAAAGGTATAATGATACTCTTCATCCATACCCTCTAATAAGGAATCAATATCTAGATCAAGGACTCTTTCATCACCTGTGTGTGTGGCTGCATGTATATTCTTTAAGTCTTCTAGTTTGTTTATGATAGGGTAAGGATCATAGTGATCACCACTTACCACCTTGACTGCTTCTTCAGCTACTTCTCTTGCACCTTGTTGTATAGAAAGTTTACGAACAATATCTCTAGCTACATCAACACCTATGTCCTCAACCTTAGACATGTTATCAAACACGGCTTGGACCTGGGCAACTTTAGCTGACGATAAGTGTGGGTTAGATGATAGGTAATGTTTAGCAACTTCAGTAAGACTAAGATCTCTTTCGTATTCATCATAGGCTGCATAGATTGCATCCTTTACATTCTTCGTACCATTTAAAAATACATTATCTGATACATCTCTAACTTCTCTAGCGAAGCTACGATCTGTTGCTATCTTCTTTAGTAATTCCCTGTATACATCCATCTGTTTTCCTCACTGTATGTTTAATTGTTTCTTTGCTTCATCCTCTTTGAAGTATTTTAAATCATCTTTAATTATTGCTATACGACTGTTCGTATACAATGACAAGACCTTTTGTATATCAAATGATTTTAGTGTCGCATCAGGATCTAATGCCACAATAACTTCTTTATATTTCTTAATAACTTCTACATGACTATCCAATAAGGTTGTCCCTAGAAGTGCTATGCCTGTGCAGAAAGATGATACATTGGTTGCAGATGTAGCATCCTCAACTATCACTGCTGTATCACTGCTGCCTATAACAAATGGATATCCTGCATCATCATATCTCCACCACTTAGGTTGTTGACTTGGGTTCAATGCTCTGCCAACTGCACCAACTACCTCACCATCATATAAAGTAGTGAAGACTAATCGATGTGTTGTCACATCATAATAGAATCTACTCTTATGTCTTTCATATGCTTTCATACAATTAAATTTTTCTAAATACTTTAATGCATCTTGTGATCGTGCAGCTTCCACAAAGTATTCTGGAAAGTGAAAGCTAGGTTTATCCACCTGGTTGTCAAATGTATTTGACAATATATCTTTAATTTGTTCAACACTCAGTGCCTCTTCAGTGCTACCTCTAGCATCGCAGCTTGCAGAAAAACAATGCCACAATAAAAAACCCTCACGCTTAGTTACCGAGAGGGTTCTGTTTTTACCACAAAATAGACAATCAATTCTTCTATGAGTATCTTCTTCTAAATTTAAATCTTTTATCTTTTGTAATTGTTTTGTTCTGTTCAATGCCATTCTGTTTAGGCCTTAGTTATTTATTTTTTAAACCATCGTTATATAAATTATTAAATGTTATCTCAGGATCTGTATAGCTTTCGTGTCCCTCACTGCTATGAGTCCATTGACTAGGTGCAAAGTCAGGTGCACCCTCTCCTGTTCGCCATAGTGCAGGACTTGTTGCTCTCACTCTATTGTTAGGTAAGGCAACTATATTACCTGTCCACTTACCTTCAGTAAGATATAGCACATGGCTTTGTTTATGTTGATCAGGACTATCTGCTATGGAATGTTGCGTATAGTCAATTGTAAATATGTAGCGAGCCTGATAAAATTCATTATCTATTTTAGCAATCCAAGGGGATGATGATAATCTATCCATGATGATCAGTTCATGGTGTCTAGACATACAATCCCACGGCTGACAGATATGATCTTCCATTCTATCAGGCCACTCATCTAAAGGGATATCCATAACCAATGCTTGTATAGGCAGCCTTGCCCACATAGCACCACCATGGATGTTAGGTAAGTCTTCATCTTCATCAAGATCTATTTCACATCCTGTGAATACCACCTGGAAAGATAGTGATCTATCAGGCATAGTGTTCACTGCTATAACTAGTGCGTGTAAAAATTCACCATGATAATTTTGATGATTGTTTGTAAATTCTTTCCTTACCCAAACTTTAAGTCCATAAGGAACATTAGATATTAAATAAGACATTACTTATTTTTTCTTTCTCATGCCGCCCTTCTTCATACCCTTAGTTTTTTTTCTAGCCATACCACCTTTAGCATAGCCTTTGGTTTTCTTTCTTCCAACCATTTCTTTCTCCTATATATATAGTTACAGGTTAGTGGGTATTACCCTGCCAACCCTGTTGAACACAGTTATATCCACGATTTTAGATTTGTCAACTACAATCTGTAATTTTCATATTAGCTAGTGATATTTGGTGTTGAGCCTTATCGATGTGTAGACATACATCCACCAGGTCTTTATCAGATATATCAC